AAAAGAGTTTTCTGCAAACGTATTTAATGAGCTTTTCCCATTCTCTAAGGAGGATAAGAACATGGGATTACAGCAGCAGTCCAATAATAATATTGGATACGCTGACGAGCCTGATTCCAAGTCTCAACATGATGCAGATAACTCAGATGCATCTCTCAATATTTTCAGCATGGAGGCTAATAATGGTACAGATTCGGAAGAAGAAGCTTTTATCCGCAGAATGAGAAAGAAAAAAAGGCACAAGATGTAAATGACAGGCAATTAGACGGATTAAGTTTAACGAACTCTATCAAGCTCAAACGTTCCAACAAAATAGAGACAGGAAAAATACTATAATTATTTTTCCTGTCTCTATAATTACGAGCTAAAATAATATTGACATAATCTGAAATAAATTTGTTGTTCTATATTCTGAACATTTTCTCTATCCCTTGTAATTTTCCTGCTAATGCCTGCATATCATTACTTATTTTACTGTCGGTAATACGAGCATAGATTTGTGTGGTTTTAATATTGGTATGTCCAAGCATCTTACTTACAGTTTCAATTGGGACGCCCTTTGCCAATGTGATTGTCGTGGCAAAAGTGTGTATCTCAAAAGCAATAAATGGATAAACGATGTAACCTGCTGACTGAATGGAGTAATACACGCAAAAATGCTTTGCATTGCTACATGCTAAAAAAGCAGATTGTAGCGAAGTTAAGCGAGAGTTCCGTTACTTATCCATTACCCTTTTGGTTCGGATAATAGAATAGAAGAACAACTTATCTGCCGACAAGACAACTACTTTTGCTACCAAAAGTCGGATTTTTTCGAGTTTTGGGAATAAAAGTAGAAAATACTGTCAAAATGTGATTGTTATACGCTGAACTACTGTGTTTTGCACACCGTCAAATAACTCTACAATTAGTAATTTTAAATCACTAAAAAAGAGAGTTATGAAACATGCATTAAAGGTTTTGTTCTACCTCAAAAAGAACGAAGCAAAAGAAGATGGAATGTGTCCGGTAATGGGACGAATCACAGTGGGTAAAACAATGGTCCAGTTCAGTGCCAAGATGAATATACTCGTATCCCTGTGGGATACTCCTTCGGGACGAGCAAATGGCAAAAGCAGACTAGCCACAGAACTAAACCGAACCTTAGATAAAATCAACGTATCAATCAATGCCCACCACAAAGAAATCCTGGAGAACAAAGGGCAGGTCACCGCTGAGCAAGTAAAAAATGCCTTTCAGGGCATCGCTACAGAACAGGAAACATTAGTCAGGTATTTTGTGCGACACAACCAGGAGTTTAAGAAACGTATTGGTATTAATCGGGAGTTGAGCACTTACCAACTATATGATATTTCACTCAAGCATCTGATTAAATTCCTTCGCAAAAAGTACAATTTGTCAGATATTCCATTTAGCTCATTGGACTTCTCATTTATTACATCTTACGACTTCTACCTGCGTGTTGAATTACAACTTAAACCCAACACCATTTTGGGTATCACCCGCACTATGCGTAGGATGATAAAACTTGTAATCCATGAAGGTATTATTACCCGTGACCCATTCGATGGTTATACACCTGAACGACCCAAAGCAGAACAAAAATACCTTACCCGTGCCGAGTTGGATAAAATAATGACCACCCCACTGGATCATCCAAACCGATACCTGACCCGCGATATGTTTCTGTTCTCCTGTTTTACAGGCTTAGCGTTTCGGGATATGTGTAATCTGACCCCAAAGAACCTTATTAGAGCCGATGATGGTGTTTTATGGATAGCCACGAGCCGTCAGAAGACTGGAACACCCTGTCACATTCCTTTACTGGAACTCCCTTTGCAAATTATTGAGAAATATAAAGGACTCACCAAAGATGATAAGCTGCTTTTAATGTTGAGCTGTGGACGCTTGAATATCAACTTAAAGAAGATAGCCAAACTTTGCGGAATAGATAAACGGTTGATTTTCCATATGGGACGACATACCTATGCGAGTGAGATTACACTCTCGCAAGGTGTTCCCATTGAGAGTGTGAGCCGTATGTTAGGACATCGGGATTTACGCTCCACACAGATTTATGCCAAGATTACCAACGACAAAATCAATGAGGATATGAAAGCCCTCGAAATACGAATAGAAAACAAGTACCAATTAGCAAAATAAAACAACACGCAAAATGAGAATTTCAAATAAAAACTCTAAAATTGATAAAGCCATGAAACAGGATAGTGAAAGTAATAACAGCAACAATAACAACAATATCAAAATCAATAATGATAATAACTATGACAACAAGAATATCAAAATGAATGTCGACAATGATAACAACACAAATAATGATAACCTCAACAAGAAACGGCGTAGCACCTTTACTGTTTTATTTTACGTGAATCGGGACAAGGTTAAGCAAAACGGTTTATGTCTCGTTATGGGTAGAATAACTATAGATACAAAAGTAGCCCAATTCAGTGCCAAGACAGATGTGGATTCCACCCTTTGGGATACAAAGACAGGAAGAGCCATAGGTAAAAGCAGCCAATCCATTTTGGTAAACCGAGCCATCGATCGCCTTACCCAAGAGATTAATAAGTTTTATACCGAGATGGTAGACAAGCAAGGATATGTAACCGCAGAGTTGGTCAAAAATGCGTTGTACGGTATCGGACGAAAGCAAGATATGTTGCTAAAGCTCTTTAATGAACACAACCAAGAGTTCAAGTTGAGGGTTGGTGTAAATAGGGTAGAGGATACTTACTCCTCTTATTTAAGTTCATACCGTCACCTATTCAATTTTTTAAGTCAGAAATACGGAATGGAAGATATTGCTCTTGACAAGCTTAATCTGAATTTTATTGATGCCTACGACTTCTATTTGCGTGTTGACAGGCAGATGACGCAAAACACGATATTAGGTCATCTCATAATATTAAAAAAGATGATCCGCAGAGCGATTCATCAAGGAATACTCAACCGTGACCCATTTGTAAACTATATAGCTGAGCAGCCCGAAAAAGAGCGCAGACATCTGAAATTGGAAGAAATAGATAAAATTATGCAGGTTCATATAGCATCCAAGAAAGTGTGCCATACACGGGATATGTTCATTTTTTGCTGTTTCACAGGATTAGCATATTCGGATATACGGAATCTTTCGCAGGGAAATATTACAACACAGACGGATGGTAGCTTGTGGATTAACATCAAACGGCAGAAGACGAAAAGCGAATGTAACATCCGTTTGTTGGATATACCTAAACAAATTATCGACAAATACCGAAACGATCGTAAGAGCGACAAAGTATTCAACATGATATCACTTAATTGTATCTGCAAAAATTTAGAGAAAATAGCTGTTTTGTGCGATATTGAACATATTACTTTTCACATGGCAAGGCATAATTTCGGAACACATATCACACTATCGCAAGGAGTCCCTATTGAGACAGTGAGCAGAATGATGGGACATCGGTCAATAGCGACCACTCAAATCTATGCCAAGATTACCAACAAAAAGGTAAATGAAGATATGAAGTTGCTTTCAGAACGAATTACCGACAAATATGCTGTATTTGAGGATAAAACTATGCCCTTAGGCATTAAGCTTAATCAGAATTTCAAACGGAATAAAGAAAAAGAACAAGAAGAACCAGCAATATCAAATAACAACAAGAAAAAGAGAAAGAGCCTTATAACTGAAAACTAGATGCAATAATGGCAGGAGCTTTAAAAGCCTCTGCCATTATCGTAAAATAAACAACCAGCTGTTGACAGCTACTCAATTGATTCTTGATACCCACTTTCTAACATCTTCTCTATATCTGATTCCTTGTAGAGTATTTTTCCACCCAGTTGGATATACGCAATTTTACCTTGAGTTCTATAGTCTTGCAACGTCCGACGACTTATTTTTAGCTTTTCAGAAACTTCTTTGTCTGTAAGAAACCGTTCTCCGTTTAAGTGTGGCTTGCTGTTTTTTACCAATAGGTCAATGTCATCGAGCATCCGTTTCGATGACTTGAAGAAACTCTTAATCCACTGGCTGTCTCTCGTCAATATTTCGTTGTTCATATTCGTTGATTTTGTATTGATTGATTAATTCCGTATATAGTCGCCAGAATTTGAAAGCGACAAAGTATCTGACAAGGAATCATATTTTATTTCTATTCGTTTCTTTGTCGATGAGATAAAAATTCCTATTTCGTCTTGTTCCACCTCAAAGATTGCCGGTGAA